CATCAAGTCAAGTAGTGCCTTTTTAGGGATAAAGACAAAATGTAATTTTTCCAAACGAGGATTAAGTACAACACAGCGAACAGCACCTTTCTTAAGTACACCGTTCTGAGATTTAACATTTGTGATTTCTGCTGACGAAAGACCATTAAGGTGAAGTGTACCAGTCTTGCATTCTGAACCATCATCAAAGTCTTCGTGTATTCCATCAATGAAATTGTATTGGCCGCCTGAGCTGATGGCCATCATATCCTCAATAAGATGTTCAATATTAAAGACTTGTGGTTTTTGAATTAATGCTTCACGGAACGGGGTCCCTTCAGCAAAGTTTGGATGATTTTCGAGTATAAGTTCAACATAAAGTTTTAATTTGATATCGGTATTCACCTTGTCATAATAAGCCATCAGTTAGTTCTCCTTCCATCTGATAGCTACTATTATACTATAGTTTGAAGGGAATGTAAATAGCCAATATGCATATTTTTTACATATTTTTATAGACAAATTCGATAGCACGATCCGCTTCGACCTCGAAAGAACGACCTTGGTACCAATGACCTGTCTCTGCGTCAAGCTCTCGACAGAGTACTGCTACCTCATGAGCCGTGATAGGATACTCACGGCGAACTGCGTTTGCGGCGATTGATACCATTAAACGATACATCGTATGATACCAACCAGTTCCATTGATTGCCTTATAATCGTCAACGAGTTTTTTGTTAACGAACGGACAGTCATTGTAACTCTGCCATGTTATGCTAGTGTTCTCCATCTTTGATTTGCGGTGATTAATGACTTCCTTTTGGATTGACTCAGGTAGTCTATCAAGAAACGTCTTACCTTGTTTCTCAACCATAGGATGCTTATTCATAAGTTCCATAGGATTAATCCAACTACCAGCAACATTAGTAAAGATAAAGTTGTTAGCGCCAGCATAGCTTGCAGGGATGTAATACATTCTAGATAAGTCCTTAGTCTGCCCATCTCCGATGCGTCCGAGCTCTTCGTTGAGGGCAAACCAAAAGTGTTTGATTCTAGATTGTTCAACCTTAGTTGTAAGTGGGAAGACGAGCCGAAACTTTGGGAAATCGTCTTTACTGCTTGCAGTACTATAGCAAATGTAGTAATGACTACCAAACCTACTAAATAGCTCATCCTTTAGCTGCCCATTAAAATTGTGGTCATCAACATCAACAGCAGCCCAACCTCCCCAATCAACAACATTCGCGTTGGCCCTAGTTGAGTCAACCACATAAGTAGCAGGTGATATAAGTTGCGCATCTTTCTTGCCTTCTCTTTCAATTGCGGATAACCCGTACAAAAGATTCTCAAACTCTTCCCACGAGCTGAGGTCCATACGTTTATCCGTCTTGTTATCGAATATGCTGTTAAACAGCGTTAGCGAGATTTCCATGATTGTCCTCATGACTTGGAGCAGTCCATCCTTCAGGTTTGATTAAGTCAGGTAGACCCAATGGATTAGGACGGCTTTCTTTAACACCTGGTTCTTTTGCCATGTTGGCTCGGTGAACCTCATCCCATGCCTTATGCGCATCCACGCCAAAAGCATCCAGTGTACCAATCGCAACAACGCATAGATCAATTAAACCGTCAACGATCTCTTCAGGATCTCGCTCAACGACTGCTTTTTTCGTTTCGTTCAATTCTTCATCAAGAAACTTTAGACGGAACTTAAGGAACTCATCAAGAACCTTCCAATCCACGTCGGATTGCATCTGTGCTTGCATCCACTTATGAACGCCATACTTAGCGTGCATTTCATTGATATCTTTTACCCAATCTTTGCTCATAATATTCTCCTATGCAAAAAAGTCTTCTAGTGTTTGTGTATCCTCGGGATTCCAGCCAACCGCATCAAGAATTGGAATGATTGGATCCAAGAATGTTTTTTCGAACTGCTTATCGTAGTCAATGTACTTTTCAAGTTGTAACTCGGCAGGCAGATAGTCTGGGAAAGAGATTACGTTTTCTCTGATAGGATTAGGTACCTTCATATAGCAGAACTTAATCTTCTCTCCGTTTTGAATCATGGTGTACTTCTTGTCAAGACCCTTGTCCTTGACTGCCATATTATATAACAATGCGCCACGAACATGGATTGGACAGCCTTTCTTATAGATGGTTTTACTGTCCTTCCACTTTGCGATATCGGATACACCGCGTGGAAATGATACCTCCTCAGGCTTAAGGGTTGAGAAGTATTCCTTGAACGACTGAATGGCGTGTTGAGTTTTTGTTTCAGAACCACTTACGATAACCTTGAACAATTCCTTGAGTGCTTCACGACAAGCGGATGGTGTTGATGACTTGATTGCCTCGATGCCCATGATCTTGAGCTTAGGTTCAGCGTATTGAACACCTTCGTTGTTGTGCACGTTTAGAATGTAACGTTTCTTAGCGGTCCATATGCCACGGTCAGCGATTACCTCACGACCCATCTCCATACGATTAGTGTAACACGCGAACTGTTTGAACAGACCATCATACGATTCTGCAAGTACTTTTTCGAACTCACCCTTACATACCTCATCAAGAAACGCAACGGGATCCTTAGGCTCAAACTTATTGACCATCGGACCAAAGTTGATGTACAACGAATCAGTATCAATAGCGATAACATAATCAAAGTTGTCAGTCTTAAGTAGTTGGTTCATACGGAGGTTAACCGTTTTCTCTGCCCAACGAACTGCAAGTTGACCTGACAGCGTGATTGCTTCAGCAACACGGAGATCGAAGTAACGGAAGTAACGATTACCAAGTGCGCCATACAGAGAGTTCATAAGAATCTTGATTGACATTTGTTGGTTTTCGTAATGACTGATGTCACGTTCGATCTCATAGATCCTTTGCTTATCAGACTTATCAGCCTGCTCAAGTAATTGTTTTGCCTCGAGCATTTTGTTCTTGACGAGCCTACGCTCATCGTAGTACTGAACAATGATGGCAGGAATGATACCTTGACGTTCCTTAGAGAAGTAAACTCCGTTTGCGGCTAGAGCCATATTGGAGTTAGGATTGCTTGCGCCATCAAGGCACGTGTCCGGATTAATGTCCGGTTCAGTCATACCCTCGATGATTGTCTCTGGACTCATGTTCCATTGAACAATGATGTTGGGATACAGCGAGTTTAGATCGAATGAACAAACCCACTCGTGAAGACCTACTTGAGGTTCCTTCACGTAACCACCTGGATAGTCAGCTTTGAACTTGTCGGTTGATGGAGGTGGAACAATGTTCTTAGCTGCAAGATCACGATAGATGATCGTATCCCAAATCATAGTTGTTCCAAAAGTATCCTGATAGTTGACACCAGCCTTGTAGGCCATAGTAAGTGCGAGAGTAATCAGACCCATCTTGTCCTCAAGACGGTCAACCAACTCTACGTCCTTGATGTTATAATCAATGAACTTTTGAAAGTCGTGTTTGTACAAGGCATGAAGCGAACTATGTTCCTCGTAGGACAACTTACGCTCGCCTAGTACAACATGAGCGATATGGTCAAGCTTGTATGATTCCTGTGCGCCATACGAATAACCAAACTTTTGAAACAGGTCATAGTAGTCAAGTTGAGAGATACCATACATTTCGTATGTATCGAGTTCCTTACCCTTGACCGCAATCTTACGGTACTGAACTACACCCCAAGGCGATAGCTTTTTGACCATGTCATCACCCATGATACGAGCGATACGATTGACAAGATAAGGAATATCGAATAGACGAGTATTCCAACCCGTAACGATATCGGGACAATGAGACGAACTACTCCAGTGGTCAAGAAAGGCCAGAAGTAGTTTGATCTCATCGTCACACTTTTTGTATATGACTCTGTGGTCCTGCATATACGAAGCGGATGCATCGTAGTCATACAGACCCCAGACGTAATACGTATTGTCGATGTTGTTTTTAACAGTGATAGAAATGACTGGGTGAGCCGCTTCTTCAGGAAGAGGGAATCCATCGTCGGAAGCAACCTCGATGTCGATCGTTGTTACATTGATCTTATCACGATCAAACTTGATCTCACCTGGGAACTTGTCGTAAATGAATTGGCTGATGTAATTGGTTGTACCATAGATCTTAAAGTTATCGACGTCTTTGTACGTCGCGATAAAATCCTTGGCATCACGCATAGTGTCGAGCACACGTGGCTCAACGCGGGTACCATCGATTGACGAGTACCCAGTGTCCTTATTTGATCTTACATATAAAGTCGGCGAAAACGGAATCTTGCGAAGGACTCGCTCACCGTTTTCGTAACCTGCATAGAGCAGATTGTTGCCATAGCGATTGACGCTTGTATAAAAATTCACAGTTTACCTCCATAATTTAGATACTATTATACCATAGTTCCGCTAGGATGTAAACCATTTTATAGAATTATTTTCTTATCCGGAGTCATTACTTTGCCGAACATCTGCTGATATTGGTTCTTTAACTGTTCGACTGGATCCACCATGAACATGATGAAAGATGGGTTGATATTGAATCCACCGCTAGCGTCTGAATACGCCATGAATGGTGCCAATCCGAGTTGGTTGGCTTCTGTAGGAATCAGGATAGCTACATCAGTAAGGTTATACCCGCCGTCCTGTTCTTTAACATCACAAATTAACTCTTCACCAGTTGCGATTCTCACGATTTTAATATTTGACATATTTGTCTCCATAGTAAAGGAAAGGGCCCCGCAGAGAGCGAGGCCCAGTTGGTTTTAAGATTCTTTCTTATCAGTCACAAAAGAATAGAGCTTGTCGGCCTGTTCTTTGATTTCATCGGGCGTGTACATTTTTGGAACGTACTTAGACCATGCATCAAGAGCGGCTTCATTATTTTCTTTGGCAAGATCCATTGCGTGATAGGCCATTTGCATATTGGTTTCGTATTGACGATCCAATAATTCTTTAGCCATCTGCAAAACATCATAACGGATTTGATAGGGGTTTGACATAATTTTCTTTCCTTTTTCGTGTGTGTAGCGATACCATTCTATGTCTATGTCGGTATGCATGTGTTATATAGCAAGGACTAAAAAGTCCAAGCTACTCCTACTTCGATCTCTCCGCGATCTTCTGCGTTGAAGTCGTAAGTTGTTTCGGCATACGCCATGGTGTTACCATTGATGTCGTATTCTGCGCCGAGTTCTAGAAGCGGGTAGTTCCCATCATCAAGAATATTTACTACGTTCCAATCATCACCACTCGTGTGGTTGGTTTCGTACATAGTGATTGGCATTTCGCCATATACTGATAGCGGCCCTGCTGCTGATGTCCAGCGCAATTCTGGTTCCACCGTCAAGTGATTGGTCTCAGCATCCACTTTGTGATATGCTTTGACTTCAGTGTTAAGGGCAAGACCCATTCCTAGATCTGCCGCGGCGGTAGATGTTGCTGTTAGTGCTGCTACCGCGAAAAGTACTGCTTTCATTTGTCATGTTCCTTTCTTTGTGACAATGAAGAGGGGTTAACCATGACCCCTCACGCGTTTATTAAGTAACGACCCTTTAGACCCAACCCCTAAGATTAGGATTGGTAGACCATTTCAACTGCTTTTGCCGACGCTCAAGGTCGACTAGGTCAGTTGATTTAGATAGGTATTCTTCTATTCTTTCGACTTCAGTCTTCGGTCTTACCGAGTTCCAAATGCCTGACAATGTCTTGAATACATACCTCATTTGTAGATCCTATCAATGGTTTGCTGGTTAAGCATCATTACGATCTCTTCGTATGTTTTCTTAGGATATTCACATCGAAGATAATGCGCTACTCTGCGATTAGCTTCTGCTTGTCTCGCTAAAATGATTGCTTTACCAACGCTTTTGAAGAATCCAACGATTGATTCAATTACTACCTCAATCGCTTTCGTTAAGTAGCTGTGAGCTACCAGTACTGCTTGTGTCACGTGTGTTTCCCCCGTTACTGATTTTTACTTTACGGGGACGCATTTCTTCTGGAATTACTACCTTCAATTGAACTGCTAGGATTCCATCCACAAGATCCGCTCCATGTACTTGAACGTACTCGGACAGCCTAAAGGTGCGTTTGAACTTCTTCGTAGAAATACCACGATGAATGTACTCGCGACCCTTACTTATATGTTCACCTGAGACGGTGAGAGTGCGATCCTTAACTTCGATTTCAAGTTCTTCTTCATTGAATCCAGCGACCGCTAGTTCAATAAGGTATTCTTGATCGTCTACCTTAACGATATTATGCGGTGGGTAGTGGTCATTTGCATGCCGAGCTACTCGATCCAATTCGTCGAAAAGATGGTCGAAACCAACAAAAGATGCACGTGGGAAAAGTTGCTTTACGCCTGTCATAGTTATCTCCTTTAATAAAGCAAGATTAATAATAGAGCCGGGCCTATCCCGCACTCCAATGTTATTTATACATCGACGTTATTTGTTTCCGATGTTATATTTTGGACATAGCTCCCATTGATCCTTATCCTTAAAGGATATGATCTTAATCTGTCGTAACGGAGCCGTGTCCTTTGCTTCCTGCGCGTTAACCGGAGTAATAAGACCCCAGTCGCTAAGCAGTGTCACAATAGTGTTACGACGCTGTATGTCATTATCTACTAGGTTGGATGGTTTACCGTCAAGGAGAAACAGTTCCTTAAAGTGAACGATAAAGTACCGCCCCTGTTTATGTAGAATATGGCATGATTGGTATAATTTGTTTTCTTTGCGGGAGGCTACCCCGATACGAGTTAGCGTTTCTCTCACCTTCAAGAAGTCATCGGGCTCGTTAAGAATTATCTCCAGCATCATGGCTGGAGTCCACTCTACGGCCACATTATTATTATGTTCTTCCACCTTTATAGACCCTCAATCTCAATTCGTTAATCTGTTCATTACTCAGAAGGGTCAAGGCTTGGCGTGCCTTTTCATCGTTATAGCCATAATATTCTTTGACCGCTTCAACCGCAGCAGATTCCTCAGGCTTGAGCCATTTGGAAAACCTTTTGCGCTTTCTAATTGTATTTATCAAAAAGTCAAATTGAAGCTTTGAGTCTAGGTGGTGATACCTGTTCATTTCATTAGCAAGAAGGACGGTATCATTAAAGTATGATAGACCACGATTAGCCATAAAAGGGTTGTACGCCTTTTCAGACAGATCATCGACCATCAGATCCTTTTTGCTGTAGTTGATTGCGTTTAAGAATTCAAAAGGGTTCATTACCAATGCCTCACGACACCCGCTATAATAAAGAAGCAGGTGATCCAATTAACGAATTGCAACAACATACGAAGATACAAACCTAACCTTGCGTGTTCCATAGTCAACACAGGTACCTTTGGTTCGTCCTCGTCATTGCGGCCGATATAGTAGTCTAGCGCTCTAGCTACAACCTTTTCCCAGATTCGGTATTCTATCATACCCACTCCGCTGAGGCCATGATCTCTGTCATACAAGCTACAACATTGAGTTCATGATCCGCTACGAATGCATTCTTATACTGATAGTCAGCAAGAATGAGAACAACTTGAGGAATGGACTGCGGCTGCAGATACTTACTCATGTTGTCATAGATCTTACGAAAGATTGCTTGCGGTTCCGTATCCATATTGTCAACGACCCACTTGCGCATACCCTTGAAGTTCTTATCCTTAAGAGATCCCATAAGTGCATTGATGTTATCCTCTGACAGATTAACAAGTACACCAGCATCAATACGACCTGCGACTGAGTATCGTTGACACTCATTGATCACACGACGCCAATCAGGGAAGTACCGTTCAACGAGAGCGGCTACTGCCTTTTGCTCAAACGGTACACCTTCCTTACCAAGAATGTCAGTCATTCGTGCAAAGAAGTTAGCCGCAAGCTGTGGCTTTTGATCGTTAGGAATACCAAACTCGTATACTGAACAACGAGAATGCAACGGCTCAATAATTCGGTTCTTGAAGTTACAAGTCAGAATGAATCGGCAGTTGTTTGAGAACTCCTCGATGAATGCACGAAGAGCAGGTTGTGTTGATTGCGGATTAAGATAATCAGCCTCGTCAAGTATGACTACCTTATAGCCACCTTGAAGTGAGACCGTAGAGGCAAACTGTTTGATCTTACCGCGAAGAGTATCAATGTTACCCTCCTCGGATCCGTTAATTAAAATGTAGTCAAGTTCTAGTTCGTGGCACAATGCCTTAGCGACCGTCGTCTTACCGACGCCAGCTGAACCAGAGAATAACATATTAGGTAATTCGTTTTTCTCAACGATCTTACCGAATACTTCTTTAAGATCAGTTGGAAGAATACAATCAGATATAGTTTTGGGGCGATACTTTTCGACCCATAGAAAGTCAGTAGACATTCACATACTCCATAATAAAATAAGGTGGCCTGCCCTGCAGGACTCGAACCTGCAACCCTCAGCTTAGAAGGCTGATGCTCTATCCAGTTGAGCTAAGGGCAGAGATGAAGAGGGAGACCGAAGTCTCCCCCAAGGATTTAGCCAACATCTTTTGGCATTCGTCCCTGTTCTTCTTCAGTTGGTGCAGCTTCAGCGGCAGGTTGCTCGCCTTCTGCTTCACCTTCTGGGGCAGGTGGTTTATTCGCCTCAACGAATTTAACCAAGCGTCCACGAAGGACACCCACTGATTCCAATTCTGGACCCTCAAAGGCCCCACGTTTGGAACATACGTCGATCACTTGTACCATAGCGGCCAAGTCTTGGATACCCAGTGAAGGTGGTGCTTCCGCAGCCGCCTCCTGTTCTACTGCAGTATCTGCTGCTTGCTCTTCAGACATAATTTACTCCTATAAAAGTTTAGTCGACTAGAGTAGTTTATTTATCCACCAAAGGTAGATGATTTCTCAAGCGCAATCCAATATTCCACGTCAGCTGCCTGACTCTTGAAATGCGAGATTAACTTGCTTGAGATTGCAACATCGTAATCGCCAGAGATAAGTTTGAAGTTACCAATATTGAATACGAAATTAAATTGATCGGATGGTCGTGTAACGTTCGACAGTTCTAGCTCAAAGGAGTTAGCGGTCGAATCATTTACATCAGTGACCATGATCTTAGCGTCAGATGCACCTTCAGCTCCAGTAACAACCACATCACTAACACCAAGAGTTGATGCTGCTTTACGCAATGCGGAAAGGTCGTCGTTGCTTAACGTGAAGGTGACCTCGGTGGACGGCATGACGATGTCCTTGGAAGGAGAAGTGAGAATGGACGGATCCGAGAAGAAGTATTTTACAGAGCGCTTGCCTTCCGCAATAGATACGGAAGTCATTTCCTCATTGAACTTCAATTCTGGATTTTCGAACATGCTCGTCACACCGAGGAACTCGTTCAGATCGTAAATACCAAACTCACGATCTGGGAATACTTCGGATACCGATGCCTTGGCAAGAATGTTCTTAGCCTCGGCCATAGTTTTAATCGTGCTACCTGTTTTGAACACGATGTTAGAGTTAATGTTTGCAAAGTTCTTAAGAACTGCGGTCGTTTCACTTGAAAGATTCATCATTTAGTTTCCTTGGTTTCGTTAAGATGTTTTTGATTCATTGTGTTCCACTGCTGTGGAGTAATGCTATCGATACTACCATTATACACTACTTTAGGCGAATTGTAAATAGCCTCATCAGTATAATTTTCAGCAGTATAAGAAGTTCCTATACCATAAGATAGGTTAGCGCCAAAGTCCATGCTGTCTGAAGGGGAATCAGTTTCCTGTTCCTCATCATGAACATGGAGCGCAATAAGAGCGTAATGCAGAACCTTCATAAGATCCTTTCGGTTCTTACCGTCCTTTTTACCATAACGCTGAACGTACTTTAAGCAGTTGCCTAAAGCAAATCCTTCACCATGACCGCAGTCAATAATGAACTCTGTAGATTGGAACTTATTCTTGGAGTAGTGCCCATCATAAGTACCGTCAATGTACGACTGGAGCTCTGCGATCAGAGCTCCTTCGTTGAACTTATATTTAACCATTCAATGCATCCTCTAAAATATCATCAAGTTGAACATCGGTTTCAGAAGTTGTTGTTTCTGAACCGTCAGTGACCGTTACATCGACCTTGCTATACAGATCAAGGAATGCTTCCTTAGTATCTTGGTCAAAACGGTTTACACAAAGTCCGATTGACTTCATACGATCATTAAAGATCGAGAAGGTTTGGACGATGTGACACAAACGACGAGTCGAGATCAATTCATCGATACCGTCATCATCATATGTCTTACGAATAGTTTCAGACCACTGCGACAGTAGTACTGCGAAATCCTCATCAATACAATCAAACTTTTTCATGTGATTGATAATGATACGCTTTTCAGTCGCAAGTGTTGGATACGGTTGTTCCATTGTGATCGTGAAACGCTCAAGGAAAGCTTCATCGATAATCGTTGCTGCTACGAAACGACCATCATCAGAACCCTTACCTTTAGTGTTTGCTGTTGCAATAACGTTAAATCCTTTTGAGGGACTAACGACTTGACCTGTCTTTTTGATCATAACAGGCTTGCCTTCAAGAACACCTTGTAGACACATGATCTTGTTTGATCCACGGTCAATCTCGTCAATGAGAAGGATTGCGCCTTGCTTCATTGCCTTGATGACTGGACCTTCTGAGAAAACAGTCTCACCGTTAACTAAACGGAAACCACCGATAAGATCGTCCTCATCGGTCTCAGGAGTAATTTGTACACGAACGTATTGACGATTGGTTTTGGCACAAGCCTGCTCAACCATCATAGTCTTACCGTTGCCTGACAGACCAGCGACATATACTGGATAAAAGATACCAGACTTAACGATTGACTCAACGTCCTTGTAGTGACCCCACTTTACGTAAGTGGTATCAAGTGAAGGTACATATACCTCATCGTTCAAAACTGATTGTACTGACGATGCCACTGAAACATTTTCCTTATGTTGTTCATCCCTGAACGGTAGTATAACCGCTTCGAGATTATATACGCCACGACGAACCTTAGGCATTGCGTGAGCGAGTTTGTAACCTTCTGACTTAGGAAAGCCAAGGTTAGACGCCGTAGCCATAAGCTCGGCTGGTGTAAATTCTGTCTTGTCGGATGACGCCAAAGATCTGACGATAGTGTCCTGTGCAAGAGTTAATGTAGTCATAATATAGTCTCCTTCCATTTGATAGTACTATTATACCATAGTCTTCTACCAATGTAAATAGCCAAATGCTATTTTTTTTCACTTTTTTCACTTTTTTTCTTATCTTTCCACCATTGATCTACTCTGTCGTTGTAATCTTTCATACGAAAAAATTGGCTAAATCCTGTATGTCTGTGGTACATCAACTGTGGACCACTAAGGACTTTATCTATAGGTCCGTCCTTAGTGATCTCAATTCCTTTGTCTTTTCTCATGCCACCATTTGAGCAAATTGAGCTGCGAGCACGCGGTTTCCTTTCTTACTGTTAGCGAACTTCTTAAAGGCTCGAGTGATCTCACCTTTGGTTGCGTTCTCACGAATTGCAAAATCTTCAGTATCAGTATCAAGTGTGCGACGATCCGCTTTCACTACGAAGAAACGATCATAACCAAGTGTGTCATCGTATGAGGCAAACTTATTCTTGTTTAGCATTTTGTTTGCGTTACGGAATGACTCTTGATCCCAAGATCCTGTTGCTCTACTGATTGCTCGGTTTGAGTCATAACGACGTTCTGCTAGGAAGAACCCAACATTAGTACAACCCAATGAACGAAGGTTATCAGTCAGTTTCACAGTAAGGTCATGGTTGCTAAACGCTTTAACTATTTTGTTATTTATAGAAACAGCTGTACCACGAGTATGAACGGTTGATGCATCTTCCTTTGTGTACATGTACTGAGCATCACCGTCAGTGATAATCACGTTAATGACGCGTTGCACTGGATGACGACTCTTGAACTGTTGTACGATATGCGGCATTGCGATCAGTGATTCGTTTAGCGGAGTACCACCAAGTTGGTCATACTCACCGCAGAAGTTACCGTATGGCATACCGTAACCACAAGTCTGCATAAACATTTGAAAGAACGCAGTGTCGTAATCAGTCTTAGTCATAGACGAAGATAAAAGGTTAAAGATACGAACATCACGGTGGTCAATATCACCAGGAAGTAGGGTTGCTTTAGCGTTTTCCCATCTGCCGTTAGTAAAGCCATAAACCTCAAACGGTATATTGACTTTCTTACAGAACGTTGATAAGTTAAGTATTTGCTTGATGACTGATCCCATGATCCCATGCATTGAGCCTGAGTAGTCAACTAGCATAATCATACCATGTGACTTTGCATCAGCAAGTTTTGTAACGCGGCTAAAGATATCGTCGTTGTACTTGTAGCTGTGTAGCTTGTTTACGTCCAACGAACCAGAGCGTGCAGTCTGAGCGCGGCTGTATTGATATGCGGCTTTACGCATCTCAAACTCTTTAGCCATGACTGATGTTACCTTTTTAGTTTCAGCCATAAACTCAGCGAAGTCCGATGCGTGTTCAGAGACGTCGTATTTGTAACCACCAGGGTTTGCCTCCATAACCTTTTGACGAGAAGCCATTACTTCCTTGTAGGATACGAGCATATCGTTGATCTGTTCCTTACGAAAACCATTTACGATCTTTGGCTGTGATCCTACTTCATCGGTATCAAGTAGCTTACTTTCGTTACGACGAAGAGCTTCATCAGTCTCAACACGGTGAGACTTTTTGTTGGTTAGTGGAGAATCAGCAAGTTCACGATTGCCTTCCTCACCACCTAACTGCTTCTGGTTATCCTCAGTTTTGTCGCCATCACTGTCTTGACGGTGTCCACTCGGATGTTGATCAGCATCAGCATCAGATCCGTTGTTTTGATCTGTATCCATCTGCTGTTGAGTGTCGGTATCATCTCCACCATCTTCGTCAGCAGATCCAAAATCCTCAGTTTGAGATTCAGCATCTTGATCTTGACCTGAAGACGGCGCTTGCGCCTCTGCGGATTGTAACTCCTCAGTTTCATTGTTATCCTCCTGCTCAGCAAACTCAAGTAAGGCTCTGCATACGTTAAGAACGTCATCCCAAGTCTCAACGTTCATAGCCATGTCTACGAACTGCTGTTCAATTGCGTTAAAAGGTACCTCAACAAGTTCGCGTAGTTTGGACTTAATGTTAAGGCGATTCATAAACGACATATCCGAAATGTCTTTGCCTGCGATCTCAAAGAAGTCGTTCTCAAACAGATGTGCGTAGCCTTGCTTAAAGGAACGGACCAACCCAGGATACTGTCTCTGGATTTTTTTCTCAATACGGATATCTTCGACTATATTGATAAACGCGCGAGGGATCCCAGGAACTTCGATCTCACAATCGTGCCAACCTTCGGCTGGTGTATAAAGGGCATGACCTACTTCGTGACCGACCAACATATCAAGCAAACCTTTGTTATCATACTTCCACATAGGTAAGCAAAGAATACGATTTTGGACGTCAAACGATGCCGTATGGTAGTTCCCATAGCGGACGGTGATGTTCTCCTTCGCCAGCAGTTTTGCTAGGATTGACTTTGACTCGTTCATGGCTACTCCTTCCATTTGATAGTACTATTCTACCATAGTTTCGTATGGATGTAAATAGCTAATATGCATATTTATGAAAAAAAGTTCATTTTTTTTAGCCAGAGACGTAATTTTCCTTAGGTCTGTACCAAACTTTCTGATGATATATCTTAGCCAACAGATCAACAACGCGTCGTTTATCGTCATTATTGCTTAAGTTAGACTGTAGTTCCTGCAGAGCTTTTTCTATCAAAGCTATGTCTTTTACGTCTAATCTGAACTCCGTGTTTGGTTTCATGCCACCATCTTACTAAAGTTGTGCTCCTTGGCGAACTCAATCTTACTACGGAATTTACCATCCAATAGATCACCCTTGTGACTGATGACGAATACGTTTGAGTCGTCCTCCAGTGTACCAAGGATCTTCATAAGGTTATCTACGCCGTCATGGTCGAGTGAGCTATCGAAGGTTTCGTCCAAAACGAGGAGGTTTGTTGATGTTGAGTTTTTCATACGTGCGATCTGTCGCCATGTAAACAACAAGGCCAAATCAATACGCTGCTTTTCACCCTCAGAGAACGATGCATAATTGAACGAATCCCTATGGCGTGACTTAATGACCTCGTTAAAGTTTTCGTCAAGGTGGAACGATACAAAGAAGTCAAGTACTTGTAAGTAGTTGTTCACCAGTTTGTTCATCACTGGTAGATACTCCTTAATGATCTTAGTCTTGATGCCAGTGTCCTTTAACATTTCAGCCGCTGCGTCGTTATAGGTTCTTTCATCGATCAAATGGAGTTTTTGTTCTGATACGCCGTCACGTTCCTCGACCAGAGTGGACAGTTCAGAGTTGGCCTTGCCTAGATCTCCGCCCTTGCCATTAAGGCTGCTGATGTCGTTTTCGATATTTCGTATCTGTCCTTGCATCCTGGAGATTGATGTATTGTTAGAAGAAACAAGTGATGTTCTCTTCCGTACTTCCTCGGAAATTTCATTGAGCCGTTGAATATCCTGTTCCACAGAAGTTGACTCTGTAGAGACATCGTCCATTGCTTTGTGAAGCTCCGCCGCTTTGTCTTGGGCTGTTTTGAGTTTCCCTGATCTAACACTCTCACTAATATCTTGGGAACATGTGGGGCATGAGTCATTATCCTCATAAAACTTCGCGTCTTTAACGACTGTCCTAATTTGCTGTTGGAACTGAGCTTGGTATTGGAGTAACGCTTGCTTTTTGTCGTGTTGCTTTTTAAGGTTTGACTGAAGCTCGTCCTGGACCTTTTCGATGTAATCAGTGGCCTCTTTACATTGCGACTGTAACGTATCGATTTCTTTGTTGAGGTTGTCGATCTCTTTACGTTTTTCTTTAATCTGACCATCATTAATCTCCGTAATATCTCTAATGTACTTACGCTGTAGGGTTACCTTTTCCTTCATAAGCTCAAGGCGATAGTTCGTATCGTTGATCTCTTCCTTGAGTTTACCGTTTCTTTCCTTAAGGATTTGATTCATTTTACTAAACACCTGTATATCCAACAAGTCCTCGATTACTTCACGTCGGATGTAAGCAGGTAGTTGCATAAAGGGAATGAATGAGGATGATCCTAGAACAACGATCTGGTGAAACGATTTGTGGTTTAGCTTAAGAATGTTTTGCTCAAGGAACTTTTGGTAGTCACGAGCCATGGAGGCCTGATTGATCATATTGTCGTTTTGCCATATCTCAAACTTATTTGGCTTGATACCACGAACAACCTTAAACGAATGTGGTCCAATGTCAAACTCAACCTCAACGACGGTACCCTTACCATTAATAGTATTGACCATCTGCAGTTTATTAATATCGCGGTGAGCCTTACCGAATAAACCAAACGACAATGCGTCAAGCAGTGTTGATTTACCTGAGCCGTTTTGACCGACGATTAGTGTTGATGGCGATCTATCGAGTTGTACCTCAAGGAACGTGTCACCGGTTGATAGGAAGTTCTTCCATCTTACATTACGAAACTTAATCATAGGATCTCCATATTCTGTGCTTCGACGTATAACCCTCGCATCAGACCCTTCATCTTTTCTTTATCAAGTTCGGTATCAACCGACTCGACGTATGTGTCAAGCAACTCTGTGGTATCCTCAACGGATATCTCATCGTCGTTAACATTTGAGCCAAGGAACTCATCAAACGTTTCTGCGATCTTTAACTCATAGGTATCCACCTGATGTATACGATCAATGAAACGATCAAACAAGAACGGATCCGACTTATTAGCAACGACTACCTTTACGAACTTATTCTTAAGTTTATCAACATCAAAGTTGGTATAGTCGTTAACCTTATCGTCATAAACGACCTTCTCAAAGATAGAGATAGGATTGCGAACTGGAGTTAGTTCCCTCGTTTCTGTATCGATCACGTGAAAGTATTTTGGATCGCCGGCGTCAGCCCAGGTAAACTCCATCTGAGACCCTAGGTAATGGACATTGCCCTGTTGCGATTTTGTATGGAAGTGGCCTGTCATAACACACTCGAATCTCTTAAAGACTTCGGCCGACATGCCGTGCGTGTTTTGTACTCCGCGCATCATTTCGAAACCAGTCAGTTCGAGGTGGGCGCCAACCCATGAGGCATTACACTTACCTAAGAACTTCATCGTTTCTTCGTAGTTCTCGTTATTGATCCATGGTACCAGTGCTATCTTTAGACCATCATAGTCTAAGACCTTTGGCTTCATAACGATGTTTACGTTTGATGTAAAGTATCCAAGTAGTTCCTTAAGGGAACACAGATAGTTAGTGTTCTTATAGTATACGTCGTGGTTGCCCGGAATGATATCCATGCTAATACCATCGTCACGCATACGTTCAAGAAACGATTTACGATTTTGATTTAATGCCTTAAAGTTGACGTACTTACGATGGTCGTAATAGTCACCAAGATGAAGTATCTGCGTAATGCCGTGTTCCTTTAGATAAGGAAAGAATACTTCGTTGTAGAATCTGTCTTGGTAATTAAGGAAGATGTCTGAGCTATTTCTGACACCACAGTGGGTATCATTCAAGACTGCGATTTTCATATGTTATCCCATAAACAATTCAACGCCTGAACGTTTTTTAGTTTTTTGCTTTTTCTTTTCTTTTGTTGCGAATTCTTTGATCTGTGTATCATGGTCGCGTACCTTATCAATACGGTCCTTGAGTTGATCAACGAATGCACGACTAACCGATTGGTCAACCATACCGCCTTCATCGTATTGAATAAAGTCGTCAATACCTGCTTTCTCAATGAATCTGAACTTGATGTCCTGCTGACGTTTTTCCTTGGCCAACCTACGAAGAAATGCATAGTAGCAAATCTGTGTAAAGTAAGCAAAGGCGTTAGGGTTACCAGTTCGAGTCGCTGTTTCAATGTTGTAGTTGGTCACTGCTTTGAGACAGTTCTCAACTGCGTCCATCACCATCTCTTCGCGGTAGGTATAGCGAATAAAGTTGGACTTGTGGGATAAACCCTCAGCGATCTTAAGAAAACACTCTGCGATATAGTCAGGAACGATAGGTAGCTTTTCGTTCTTTTCCTCGGCCTCTCTCACGAGTTTAACGTAATCAACGACAGCCAGAGAGAACTGCTTGTTGTTGACGTAGTGTGGTTTTTGCTTAGGTTTCATAATACTCCTCAATCACTACGATATCATATTGTACTATTATACTATAGTTTAGGTTGAATGTAAATAGTTAATTAATAAAAATAATTTCATAAATATGCATATTAGCTATTTACATATCTAGGAAACTGTGTTATAATTAATTGTACCGCCGGGAGCAGGGGATATACTATATTAATGGAGCTTAGTTTTACTAGAGTTTAGTTCCATCATAGCCTCAAGCATGTCTAGTTCCTCAGGCGAATCATTATACGAAGGATCTTCTAGTTCTTCAGGATAATCCTTCTGTTCCAAACACATCCTTACGTATCTTTCCTTAACATCATTGTCACACTCGACGTGTGATACGATATGCATGGGGTTTAGCGCAACGATGTCAGTTTTAGATAGTGGTTGCCACTTAGTGAAAACAAATCCTTGAGTCCGCTCTTTCATCATCGTGTGTAGTTCCATAGGGGACTCAAGAATAATCATAGTATTATCATTACCCTTAACCAAAGAAATCAGCTCCTCCCCCGAGGACAACTTGAAATGGCGAATGTTGACGTCGTCTAGCTCATTCATATGTTAACCTCATAAATCTTGTAGTTAAATTTTTCTTTAGTATATATCTTTATTCTCTCAGCCGCATGATTGAGCGTGTAATTTTTGTTCTTTTTCCAGTGGAGATCATCGGCGATGTCAAACAGGATTGTATCTCGTCCATCTTCTGATTTCCGTAATCCTCGTCCGATTGACTGTAAGACTCTGATCTGCGATTTAGACGGAGAAGCAAATATGATATTATGCAGGTTCCGTATATTAATACCAGTAGAGAAAGTACCAAGACTAGCGACAATGATAGCATTTTTTTCGTTCTCCGTAATCGATCTTATTTGCTCTCGAGTATCGACATCAGTTGAACCAGACACGAAAAATATTTTTCTTCTACGGTGAGCTCGGTCATTGATCATATCATATAATGGTTTACCGTGCTTTTCTACATACTGAAAAAGTACTAGGGTATTTCCTTCTTGGTCCAGTGCTAAGTTACTAATAAACAAATTGCGAGGTTGGTGTGTAACGATAAAGTCGAGTTCTTCTTGATATTTAATTTTATTTATACGTTTACATAATTCGTCAGAATACTTAAGTAAAAGTACGTTGATAGTTAGGTCAGCCAGCGAACCCTTATCCATCAGATCCTTAGTGGTAGTGACATAATATGCTGGTCCAAACAATCCCTCCAAGACAAGTTTATGGGTCTGCGTCCCATCAAGAGTACCAGTGGTACCAAAACGATACTCAGCATCACGCAGCTTAGTAAGTATAGAGGTAAGAGACTTCGCCTTAAAATTATGCGCCTCGTCGCCGAACACCGCGCCAAACTGTTCGAACCAAGTCCCAGGAAGTTTATATATTGATTGCCAAGTTGAGATAACCACCCTTTCGTTTTCGGCGAACTTAGGTCTGCCAGCGTATATCCTGTGACAACTAGACTCAGTGTCGAAACCATCATCGTATGCAGAGTAGTCAGCGAAGTCAGAATACATTTGTTGAACCAACGAGGTTGTCGGTACAATAATAAGGACCCTCTTATCGTGATTTGCAAGGTACCATCGAAGTAGACTGTATATGATGAGTGACTTTCCCGATGCCGTAGGTGAAACAAGTAAGGCAGACTTCCGACTGAGACCGTGCCTAATCGCTTCAAGCTGATAATCCCTAGGCTCAATTGCTTGTCCTTTCGATGATATAGTTAGGTCATTCATGAACGACATATCAACGTCAGTCTCTGCTCCAGGGTAACCATACACAAGATCTTCTTGCAGCTCAATAGTATGGCCACGTTCTAAACTAGCAAACTCGTTAAGATACGCAAACAATCCAGCATACAGCTCTTTGGTCTGAGAGTTGTATAACCTAATACGACCGTCCCACATTTTGTTTTTGTACGCAGGCATAAACTTATACCCAGGAACAAAGAAGGTGAAGAAATCAGTCAGCTCGTTCAAAGCCGACGGTTCTCCATCAACGGTTATATACGCGTGATTCTTTTTCTTAACAGTCAGTACTGACATTACATGCCCGATGTAAACTGGCGCCACTTAATCATATTACCAATATTTTGATGCCGCCACTTGATGTTTTCCATGATCTCAGAAAGGGTATCAACCAGTGTTTGGAGATACTCAATGTGAGCGTTAGCTTCTTGAATGTGTTGGTCTGAATCATAAAAATGATCCATGTCGCCTTTTAATACCTTAAGACCATTCAATGGATCGTACCCCCAACCTAGTTTATCCATCTCTGCTTTTGACATTTTGCCATTGTACCACAGCCATTTGTTCTTAAGCAGCACTTTGAACTCCATCTCCTTCTTACGAAGCTGAAGCTTTGTTACTGATAGTAGTTCTAAATATTTGGAGTGTAGTTTTGCAGACTGCTGACTAGCAGTGTCTAGGTTTAACTCATCGATAGGAGAGTCGTTCTTCCACATCTCAAGGACTTTGTCAATCGTGATCATAATATACCTCAAAGCGTATCCCAACATTAGGATACAAAATTATTTATACGAGCTTAAAGTAGGAGTAGTTAAACGTTACGTTGCCTACTAGGTACTCAACATCGGTTGAGCTAGCATCAAATGGTAGAGACGATAGGTTCGTTGGATACGCGTCAGTGAACTTAATCTCACGTGATACGTTGTTGTGAGAGTTCAAAATCATTAAAGACATGTCTCGTTGTTTACGAACACCAGTATCGTCCTCGACCACAAGACCCATCATCCAATCGTGAATTTCTTTATAGTTAACCAGATCCTCGTCGATCAAAAAGGTCATTTCAAATTGACCATACTCGACCTTATCTGGCATTGAGGTAATGTTTCTTTGTGGTGTATTTAACGGTGCACCAGTAACCGACAAGTCAGGAAGCGCAACGGTCTGTACCGTAAACTGAGCGTTCTTATACTTTTGGTTATCGATCAACAACCTAAATCCGGATGGACTTACGAATGTTGGGTTAGCGATTACTTGGCTCGTCTCTGCGCCCTCGCTAAAATCGACGTTAAGCTGATATGCCATTTGCTAAACCTCTAGTCTAAAGCCATATTGACTACTTTGTGTAGTCTACCTGCCTTCATTAGTTTGTGTAGTTTCTTCATATATTTTCTAATCATATAACTATTTATACACAAAAAGAAGGGGGCCTAAGCCCCCTTCAACGAGTACATTAATGTACCTTCTTATTATTAGCCTTCGCCAAGAATGTTGTCGACACGCATAATACGGAAGTATTGGTTCTGACGAGCAGTACCGATTCCGTCTGGTGAAGCTTCAACAAATGGGTTGGCGATCATGCCGTAGCGAGTTTTGAAACCAATCTTCGGCTGGAAGTTGTTCTCACCAACTGCACGAACCATAGTCAATGGAACGTATGGGCAATAGAACATACCTGCGTCGTATGGGTTAGCACCACGGTAACCAACAGTCAAGTAGTTCACAGTTGCATATGGGTCGATGTAGACCTTAATGCCACCTGTAAGTGTACCTGCGAAGGTGTTACCTGAATCGTCAACAGCAAGACCTGCATTGCCAGCAAGAGCTGGAGTATAATCCAACATGCCAGAAGCAGAAAGTGCAGCAGCTACATCAGAAGAACACAGGATGAAGTTACCTTTACCGCGACGTGTTTCACGTGCGATAACATTTGCTTCACGCTGGATCTGTACCAACAGACCTTTGTACTTCTCAACAGACCAACGGCCATCAGCGTCAGTATCCAAGTCGAAGATACCTGCAGTTGTCAGGTCAGCTTGCTGGGCACCGAGCTTAGCGCGTGAGTTGATTGTACGAACCATCTCGCGGTTGATTTCTGCAAGGATCTCAGCAGACAAGATATTTGCCAACTCAGATTCAGCATCCAAACCGTGGATAGCTTTAAGATCCTGTGCAAGCTCCATAGTGTACTCAGCTTTCAGAGCACGGCTACGAGCAGTCACAGTAGCTTTGTCAATAGTG